TGTTGCAAGGGATCTAGCATTAGGGCCAGCAATATTTTTAGCTGATTTAGTCTTTTTTAAACCCACGTCTATTTTTCCGTTGTTTACCCCAATAGCGTAGTTGTTTAATTTAGATCCTTTTGGCCTTAAAGACTGATTTGAAAGCTCAGCTTCAAAATCTCTTTTACCTGGTTTTTTTCCAGCATTTGAATCAGCGCCACCTAAGGAGTCTGTTCCAACTAAAACTTCCATCTGATAAGTATAGTTTCCTCCACCAAAAAGATGACTAATAGATATTACGTTCCAGTACCCGGACATATTTTGATCTAAATTATCTAGGTATATTGTTTCCCCTACAGAAACGTTTGCGTCTCCCAGTAAAAGGACAACAGCTCTGTAGTTATATCTATTTGCTTCTGCTAAATCTTCAGCAATAAACTTTGCTTCTGATACAGTTTTAGCTACTTCAAAAGGCAAATGTTTTACAAATTTTGCTTTTTGTGACGTTTTACTATGCGGATTTTTTGTCATTTTTTAAGAAACTTCTTACTAGGCGTAACCGTACCCTTGGTTTTCTTTTTAGCGGGTTGAATTTTGTGCTTAGTAGCAATAGTCTTATTGTTAGTTGAGTGCAAACCACTTACCACTCGGTCTACTGTAGCTCCTACCATGTCTGGAGCTTCGTCAGATATTTGAGGGGTAAACTCAATAAGAGTTCCCATAGAAGAAATGCCTCTAACTGTAGGGGCAGCCGTTTCTTTGAAGAAAACGGATGCGTTATTAGTGCTAGCTGAGCTTAGTTTGTTTTTTGACATAAAATAAACAGTAGTTCCAGTAACTTTTAATCCAAAACCAGTTTGTTTAGCTAATCTTCTTAATAGTTGCCAATCACTCTGTCCAGCTTGAGCAATAGTTGAAAATACTCTAGGATGTCGTTGAGTAACTGCTTTTAATCCGTATTGCTTACAAACTTTTTGAACAACCTGATCTGCGGTTACGTTTTTGTATATTTTTTGTCTTGTTGTCTTTAAAAGATAGGTCGGAGAAATACAAATAATCGTAGTAGCGTTTTCAGACACAGTAGAGGGAATAATTTTGTGAACATATCCTACCCACGTTTTTTTATATCCAGCACCAGAGTACTCAAACTCGACTGGATCTCCAGAACCAACAAAGTTTAGGGTATCTTCTACTTTTCCAGCGTACTTTATGACTAGTCTGTCATGAGAATTAAACTCTTGCTCTAGTTTAGCTGAAAGAAAAACTAAATCAAACGTTGGACTTAGAGGAAACCGTACTGTTCTGCTAGGGTAGCGTTCTAAAGGGGTTTTAACTAAATTCTTTTTAGATAGCGGAATAGCCACGTTAAGACCTCGGAACTCTAATAATAGTGCCAGGCGCTATTTCAAAAGCATCAGGAATTTCTGGGTTTATGTCTAGTATTTGCCACCACAGATTTGAATCACGTAGATAAACAGCAGCTAAGTAGTCTAATCTATCTCCTTCTACCCAAGTGTAATCTATGTAGGTAATTACTCTAGATTCTGGAAACTCTCTATACACAGTCCAAGCATAAGCACCCGTATTCTTATTTTTAATCTGTTGTGCGTCTCCATCATCGTAGCGAGAATCTCTGTAAACTGCCATTAGATTTCTCCAAACTTTTGTCGACGGTTAGCAATAATTTGAGCACTAGTTAGAGCTTTAGTAACCGGAGTAATTTTATTAAGAGCTTCGGCTTGCTTAAACTTCTTAAAGTCTCCGCTTACAAGGTCTGGCAAACGCTCAAGGGTTATTTGAACAACAGATCTAATAGGAATCATATCCCTAGTAAACATGCTATGTTCTACGCTAATACTCTGCATAATTACTTTATAGCGCTGCCTTTCAGAAATTTTAAATATAAACGGAAGTTGAGTAATATATCCCATATTTGCGCTAAGTAGCTCTAGACCATCTTTTGGAGACTCTCCCATTAAGATTACTTTTTGAGGGTTTCCGTTAAGAACTCTAAATAAATACTCAAGATCGTACTCTGTACCTCTATGTAAAATACCGGCGCATTGTTCAGCATCCATAGATACCGGGTAGTTACCCTGTGGAAGAGATCCCCCTCCGCTTTTCTTCCATTGTTTCATGGTAGCCATATCAGCTACACGGTCTAGAAGAATATTGACAGTAATACTTCCGCCAATACCAGAAGCTACTAACGCAGCGTTGTTTTCGTTAGGGCGGGTCCAGTCAACTTGGTTATTTGAGCTCATGTTATAGCTTATATACTGAGGATTAAACAAGAACCTAAATCCCCAAAAACGGTTTAATTGAGCAGATTTACCACCAGGCAATTCATTTTGTTTTTTATCTGGCAAGTCGACTATCTCTGGGTCTACGTAGAATGAAGCTAGTTGATCATACACGTTTGCATTTTCGTATGAAATTTCCTCATTATTTACTCGTGCAGAAAAATGTCTAGTAGATATGTGAGGATACGGATTAAAATCAGCAGCCTTCTTTACAGACTCTGGTGTTTTTGCTGGAGGTGGGGTATTGTCTCCTCCCCCACTCGCGGCGTTACAGTTTTTAGTATCAGCTAGTAGTTTTTTAGCTTGCTGCCACTTACTGTTCTTCTTATTAAAATTATAGTTTAGTTCTCTACCGCCACCCAATTTATTTTCTTCTATAAGGTTGCCTAACTCATTAAAGTACTTAACCGTAATGGTTACTTCCCACTTAGGTCCTAACCCTTTCTTTACTTCATCAGGGGTTCTATTTAATTGGACAGCGTTGTGTAGCCATCTACGAGCCCAACGTCGTGTTTTAGAGCACCATTCATATTCAGGGTTTTGACCAAAAGCAAGACCAGCGTCTGTTCGACTTACATTTTCAGGAACCCCGGGAGGAGTATCTTTTTTGCTAAAAATAGAGGAGGGAGTGCTTGGACCCGATACAGTAGTTACGTCTGCCCAGATACCATTAATTTGAACTTGAACTGTAAACTTTGGAGAAACAGTTCCATTTACTCCTTTAGGTACTAAAGTAAAATCATAGTACTTATTTTCAATAGTTCTAATGCCTTTTACATCACATATTGTTTTTACCGCTTCTTTAAAGGTTGCGTAAGCTCCAGTATCAAGAACTCTTGACTTCACATTACCGTCCCCAGATATTGCTACTCCTCCATCTGGAATAACGGTAGTAGTGCTGCCTACTATCTTGTATACAGTAATTCTGTAAACTACTTGAGAGTCAACCATCACAGGCTTAGTTTTATTAAACTTTACTCCATAGATAGATGGAGCAGACACCTGGTCTGTACTGTATTTGTTTATTTCATAGGCATCAACAGAGTATTTATAGTCAGGCGTTGCTGTTGGCATTAGTAACTCCCTATCGCTGCAATGTCTTTATCAGTGGCAATAGCTTGCTTAAACTTATCTAACATTACAAGAACTTCTTGATCTCCAGCTTTAGCAATATTTACAGACATTTGTACGTTGATTGTGGCCCCACCAGCAACATTAGACCTATTGTTTCTAAGAAGGTCAGCCTGCCCTTTATTAAGAACCATTTCATCTGGGTGTAGGTAAGCCAATCCTTCTTTAGTACGGTCAGTTCCGTATTCGTACGCTGGAATGCCCGCAGATTTAGCGGCTGCTTCAGCGTCATCTAAGAACTTAGAGAATGAGCCATTGCTGTATGCAGACCAAGCCTTCCAGTTCTTACCCTGGTTAGAAATGTTCCAAGCTGCCTTAATATTAAAAGAGGGATCAAATAGTCTCTTAGGATCTCTCCATTGACCTGATTCGCCAAATTTTTTAGGGTCTTTTAAACTTCTAATTTGGAAAGGACCAATACTAGGTCCGTAGGTTTTATTTTGTATACCTTCATCACCAATAGCTTTAGCTCTACCGCCTGACTCTGCCAAGGCGACCGCAAAGGCTGTTTGTAAAGATTTTCCTCTAAAACCTTGATTGTATAAAGCTTTAAGTAATCCTTTACGAGAACCAAAAGCCATACCTGAAGTATCCCCGCTAGCGGCAGTCATTTGATTATCACCCATAAGACCATCAAGAACGTTGGATTGTTGTCCATGTTCTTTGGCCCAATCTAAAACTCCAGCCTTAGATATGTCCCCATAGCTAAGAGGTCCGCCTCGTTGAATTAGGTCTAGTAGTTGTCCACCAGCAAATGCTGCGCCTTTAGGTCCTCCCCCGCCCAACACAAACTGTGACAAATCTTCCTCAGATATTTCATTTTTATCTTTACCGGTAAATAGTCCAGCAACTTTTGACTTAATTTTTCCAAAGATACTCTGAGGGTCAACTGTTTGTTTGCTTCCCTTGCTCATACGTACTTCAAAGTGTAGGTGTGGTCCAGTAGAACTTCCAGAACCCCAAGCTCCCTTTTTTCCACCAGAGTAGGCAATCAATTGTCCCTGTCTTACTTCTTGCCCTACTCTTACTATTGACTTACTTAAGTGAGCATAGTAAGTAAAGAAACCATCGTGCTTAATAACAACGTAATGTCCGTAACTTCTAGCGCCGTTTGGTTGAGTAGTTACTTGATCTACTACTCCGTCAGCTGCAGCAAGTACTGGGCTACCTACTGGCATTGCATAATCAATACCACCGTGGTGATGTCTTTCCTTAGGGTTATTTGGATCGCTTCTCCAACCATACTGCGAAGAAACACGCTGACGATTAGGTGCGGGGTTTATTGCCATAGGGGTAGTTCCTGGAGAATTTGAGGAAGGGCTAGTGCTTTCTCCACCACCTACTCCACCCATAAGCTGACCAACTGCGTTTGATCCTCCACCAATTAGTGCGCCTATCAAACCAGTTACTAAAGCTCCGGGTCCTGTTCCAGCACCTACAAGTGCACCAGCACCACCAGCCATAGCAGCGCTAGCTAACATTGATTTAAAGTCAAAACCTTTATTAGATTTTCCAGTTTGATATCCGCCGTACGCTGAAAGAGCTGCACCTAAGATTGGAACTGCTTTACCACCCGCCATAGCTGCTTTACCAGCGCCACTTGTTAGGGCTCCACCCTTACCACCTAATCCTCCAAAAGCCATACGCATCGCCAGCATATTTCCTAAGAAACCTGCAGCACCTGACATAGTGGCTCCTGCGCCACCAGCCATAGGAAGAGTCTGTAACACGCCTTTAAGGGCAGCCAATCCGTTTACAACACCAGGAAGAGTTTCCGCAATTGCAGCAAACCCGTTGTTTACAGCAGCTGCTGCACCTAGTGCGCCTTGATAACCGCCAACTAAACCTTGTTCTGTTCCTTGCAAAACTCTATTTTGTGAGCTTTGAAAATTAAAGTTACTAGCCTGTACTCCGCCACCGACACCCATAGTTCCAAGCATGCCCTTTGCGCTGCCCATGTCCTTAGCGCTTAACGGTTTATTATTTTTAAATCTAGCCATAAGGCCACTGGTGTAAAGATTAAATAGGTTTGGATCCCCACCAGCAATGTTCATAATTGTTTGGTACTCAATGCTGTTTGGACTAAACATTACCTCAGGATTTTTAGGTGTTTTTCCTCGGTATATTTTTGAGTACAGCTCATTGATAATCTCATTAGGTGGTCGCAGGTTTCCTTCTCTATCACGAAGCCTAATTCCCATGCGAAGCATATTCATTCCGCTTTGTCCAGCGTATGCTCCAGCTGCCTGCTCGTTACTCATACCACTAATGGCACTCATGCCACCAAGTTGACTCATAATTCTTTGGGTGCTTACTGATTGAGCACCGTATCCACCTTGAGACAAAATTTGTCCCATAGCCATGGTTGGACCCATAGAGCTAGTTGCATTACCACGACCAATCATGGAGTTTGCGCCAGTGATCACTCCTCTAGCGTTCATACCGCCAGAGCTGTACATAGCTACGCCTTCAGCACTAAGCCTTTGTGTAACAGCTGTCATGGTGTTAGGCATGATGCCCATGGCACCGGCACCTACTGCGGCTATGCCCATACCAATGCCGCTGGCAACCCCTACGCCGCCTCTATTAGGCATTTGTCCAAGACTATTGCCCATAGTGCTTGTAGATCTACCGCCAGATTGAGTCTTAGCTACGCTATCTACGTGTGCACGAATCTTGGCATAAGTTTTTTCAAGTTCTTTAGCAGTTTTAAGAACGTTTACAAAACCTTTATTGGCAGTATCAGTTAACTTTTCGACACTCTTTTGACCGGTGAAAGCTTCGTCTCCACCGGTGCCTAAGTTTCCTCTTGCCTCTGCCAAGTTATCTCACCACCTTAGGTCTTGCTACTGCTTTGGACAAAAATATTAATCGTTCTCTTACCGTAAGATTTCTTAACTCTGTCAGTGACCAGCCCGGGTAAAACTGAGCTAGTAAGTCGTAGGAGTCAATTACATCTTGATAGCTACTCTCATTGACGAAACAACTCTGCCAGGGTTAGTGGCAGGTATACCTCCTGGCCGCATGTTCCGCAAGCCTTTTTAATTTCGCTTAGTTGTGGTCCAGGGTTTCGTTTTGCAATCTCGTCTAAAAGAAGCCTGCGGTCTGTTATTCCAAGAGTTCTAATGCGATTTGCGTTTAGAACTGGTTGATCACCAATTTCTGTTACGCAAGCAGCTAATAGCATGGTGTCTAACTCTGCAGAGTTCTTGTCTGTAGCGTTAATAATTTGAGTTTGAACATCTCCTGTAGGTAGGTTGACCTTTGCAGGACCAGCCTTTAGTTCTACAGTAAATCTACGATCTCTAATAGGATCGTCTAGCTTTTTAACCTCAACATCTTTGTCTAGGTCAATCTTAAAAGTTTGTAGTTCCGGACACTTATCGCAAACAGTACTGACTTCTACTTCTGAACCAAAAGTTGCTTTTCTAATAGCTAAGAGCAAAGCTTCTCTATCCCCTGCGAGCAAGGAACCTAGAAGTTGTTTAGTAGCTGGTTCTTCTCCAATTGATACTGTTGCTCTTTCTAGAATAGCTAGTAGGGCTTTTCCTGGATCAGATAACTTAGCAATTGCTTCTTCATCTGCCCCATTTAATTCTCTAACCTCAGCTGTTGTAGAAACTGTTCCTGCAAACGGATCAATAAGACCCGCAGCTAAAGTAACTGTTGTGTCAGGGAGTGACGGGATTACCACTTCTGGTATAGATCCCGCCACTTCCTGACTAACAAGCTTATTAACATCTTCCAATAGTTGGTTTGCTAATTGTGGATTTTCTGCTGCATTAATAATTGTAGACATGTGATATTCCTTTTCTTAGATGTTATTAGAACGAAGCTGCGCTTCCGGCTTGGGTAAGAGCTGATGCGTACTTTGCATCCCAACCTTCGTGTACTAACGTCATCTCTTCTACCATTAAACTATTTCCACCAGCATCTAGGTTGCTGTATGAAAGGTTGGTAATCCAGGCGTTGTATACACGGAAACGAATTGCTACGTGTGGGTTTTCATTACGCTTTGCAAGAGTTTTGTCTTCTCCGCTAAGACCAGCTGCGTTTGGATGGCTTAGAACAGAGATATCCAAATCGCATCGGAAATCTGCTCCAATACCAGCTTTAGCACCGCTGCTAATAACTGAGAATAAGCGCTTCATCCAGTCTAGCTGAGAAGAAGTTTCTCCTAACATTACACCCTTGCTGAGTGTTATTGGACTAAACGAAGTTTGTCCAGGTAGCTGGTGAACAGTGGTGTTGTAGCCACCTTCACGGTACTGGATTGCTTCAGTAGAGACGGTTAGGCCTGATACTGAAGTAAATCCCATTGATGTATTAAAAGCAAATTCAGGAGTTGCTGCGTCTGCTGTTGGCAAAAACTGTACAAGAAACCGAAAATTACGAACTGGATCGGTAGCTAGTGTACTTAATACATTAGTAAATGCGGGTTTTGCTGCCATTATCTTTTATCCTTTCCTTAACTACGCCGAAGCGTTTCCAGTGATTTGCCCGATGCTAATCACGATGAACTCTGCAGGGTACTCTACGGCCACACCGACTTCGATGTTTACTCGGCCAGCAAGAATATCTGTAGGGGTATTATTTGAAGCATCGCATCTTACGTAAAATGCCTGCTCTGGAGTCTGTCCTCTTAGTCCACCTTGTGACCAGTAGTTACGGAGGAAGTTACCCAATGAGGTTCTAATTTGATTCCATAGAATTTCACTGTTGTTCTCAAACACAGCAAAGCTGCTGCGATCAGTCAACTCTTTCTTTAGATAGATCATTGAACGACGTACGTTGATGTAGCGCTCACCTGTTGAGTTATTTAGAGTGCGACCACCCATAATAACAATTCCACCACCAGGAACGTTACGAATAGCGTTTACTGGCTTAGAAGCTGCGTTTAGGGAATCTAGTTCTGCGTTTGTCAATGATCGTTCTAGAGCTACAGCGCTTCCAATCTTTGTACCAAAACCAGCTGGGGTTTTGAATACTCCGCGAGATGCGTCAGTCTCTAGATATTTTCCTGCAGCAATTGCTGCTGGTCCTACTACTCGAGTTGCACCAGGTGCAGACTTTAGTAGATCTGGAATTACTACCCATGGGTAGTAAATAGCTGCGTTGCCGCCGTCTACCGCTCCGCAACCATCGATTGCGTAGGTAATTGCTTCTGCTGGCGTAGAACCTGCAGGAGGATCAATTAGAGCAAATACATCTCCACGAGCATCTGCATATGCAGTTACGTCTGTGTCTAGAAGTACTTTTGCAGCACGGTCTGCGTTATCTCCACCTGATGCAAACTTGTATGATGCATCACCATTAATTAGAATAAGTGGGTTAGTAATCGCGTCAAAAGTAGTTAGTGCAGTCTGATAGTTAGCACGTGTAGGTGCTGATCCATCTGCGCCTGAAGTAAATGCCTTTTGTCCTGCAACTTCTGGTTGGTTATCTGGAGCTGCTGTACCGCTAGTTAGGTTAGTAAGCGTTACATAATAAGATGCTGAGTTTACATAAGCAACCGCATAACGGCTGTTTGTTGTAGACATGCTTAGATCAGTAAACTGTTCTAGGATGCCGTTAGCATCAGAAATGATTAGATTAAAGGTTGTTGTAGAGGATGCTCTAACTTCTGCCTTTAATGCGTTGCCCCAAGCACCAGCGCTTTTTGCTGTTACTCGAAGTGTGCTTAGTGGTGTAGCTGCACGGTCACGAAGTACCACGGAAGCTGCTGTAGCTCCGGAACCTGTAACACGCTTAATATAAGCGCTGCGGCCACCATTAGCAAAGAATGAATAGACAGCCCAAGTAGCTGGATAGCTATCTGAAAGACTGCCAAATGTTTTTCCAAAGTCATACCAACTTTGGATTAGAACTGGTTCTGCTGTAGGACCTTGTGCAAATGCACCTAGGAACGCTCCACGAGCCTGTCCGTTGTTTGCTAATTCAACTGCTTGCGGCAAAGGAACTTCATTAATGAAGACTCCTGGTCTGCTGTAAGTTGTCATTTGTATTACTCCTTAGGGTTAATTTATTGTCTCTGGGTTCCTAGTTATATTTGTATTGTAGAAAACGGGGTGGGCTGACTGTTGAGCGATATTAGAGGAGGTGTTTGTACTGGATACTTCTGAGCAAGAACTGTAGGCAAGATTTCGGCACTAACACGCATATTAAACACGTTAGAAAACAACCTCTTACCGTTTTGATCCGTCGTATCTTTTTTTGACATCCCAAGAAAATCAACACGACGAACAGTTTGATCTTCTGGAATAACCATGAGTCCACCGCGTAGTGGAAGAACTTGGCCAGTCAACATTGCTGCCAAGATTGCACGATCATGTCTTGGTTGTCGTGCGTATGTAGTAATTTGATAATCAAGATTTACTGGAATCGGGTACTCTGTTCTATATTGTTTTGTTCCAGAACCGTCTGGGTTAACAGTGCCCGCATCTGATCCCTCAAAATAATAGGGCATGTCTATTAAGCCTCTATGAGCTCTTTCGAAGTCTTCAGAGTATCCGATGAAATCAACTGTGATATATGGATATACCTGATCTCTAATTTCCATATCAGGTTGGCCATACCAAACCCCAACAGGTCGTTGTGCGTTTGCACTATCAGAGACCTTTATTCCAGCGAGAGCCGCCTTTATGGCTTTATCTTCATTAATAATAATAGGCATTAGATAACTCCCATATTCTTAAGGCTGCGGGAGATACCGGTAGCAAAAGCGTCTGTATCTATGTAATTAGTTAGAAAGTTTCTAAGCACCGCCGAAGGAGGGGTATCTTGATCCCCGTACTCTAAAAAGTTTACCTTTGCGGCAAGACTAGGTGGATAGTAAATGGTGTATTGCCCGTCTTCTTGACGAATAGACATTTGAGTCCATACATCTTCAGGCCAGCCGTTTATACGGCAAAAGGTTCTAAGGCGACTAGTTAGTACCGAGGAGTCGAACTCAGCACCTTCATATAGGGAGTTAGTTAATAGTTCTGTGATCACTTACGTCCCGCGATTACTCTAGCAGTTAGACTTCCTGCAATCCATCCAGCTACCATAGAGCTGGCATGAAACTTGTCTAAGCCAAGTACACCGCGTACGAATTGTTCTCGATCGGCTTCGCTCTCTTCGCGTGCCAAACGGTCAAGTAAGTAAATCATCAGAATCCTCCAAAAGAAGATGCGGGGTCAAGCTGCAGGGTCCGGATTACTCCGGCGTCAAGAACAAGAGTAAATGAAAAAGCCCCCTTTCGGGGGCTAATCATTTATTTCTTTTTAATAGTATTACATACCCTTTTTGCGGACCATTGACTTTTTCTTAGTCATTGGGCGGGCATTTGGGTCTACCTTCTTCTTGTTACGGAGCATCTTAAAGTCTGCCCCATCGATCTTCTTAGGATTGCCAGCTGTAGCAGCTAGCTTCTTTTGCTTTTCTGACATTGCCATTACTTCTTCTCCTTCTTTGGAGCAGCCTTCTTAACTGCCTTCTTAATCATCTTCCCCTTGTGAGGGCCCTTGCCGTACTTTGGATGAGTCTTATCTCTCTGTCCACAACCGCATGTAGAACACATTATTTCTTACCTTTCTTAGGCTTAGCGACTTTATCTTTTCCTTTACCTTCAGGTACACAGTTTGGCACCTTCTGGCCATTCTTGGTCTTCATACCTACCTGGACGTATCCGTCCCAGCATGGATTCTTAGCCATTACTTACCACCTTCGTGAGGGTTCTTTCGGTGCCAAGCACGGGTTGCTCGTTCCCCCGCCTTGATTGTCTTAGCACCAGCTTTTTTAGTAAGGTTGATCTTATCGTATTTTCCAGCTTTAGCTTTAGCCTCATGGTCGACAATTACGTCTCCCTTTTTATTCTTCTTTACGGTGTGCTTGGCACCGCCTACTTTAATTGTTCTAGCCATATCTATCTTTCCTCTATCCAATCGATAGACCACATCACCTTTGTGTTATTGCTGGTTCCTGCTACAGCGAGTGTGACCATGTCACTGACTGTACCTAAACTACCTCTTCCTAGTGGGGCATCCTGAAGAAATTCAATATATTGACCTGCAGTTGCTGGTGGTTGGTATCCAGCAAATAATGTAGCAGTACTAGATATTGCAGTGGCAGTTGTATTAAATTGACTTACAGGGTCAACAACGGCTGCATCTACCCATGTTCCACCAGTCAAATTACCACTAAATAAAACTTTGAAATGTAAACCTTCACTGTGGCCTAACGTAGATAGTCGAAAACCAATCGGTTTAACAAGTGCGTTAAGTGTAGTAGATTTTAAGCGACCACTAAATACTGGGTAAAAGGTATCAGCAGTAGTTAATGTGTATCCAGTTATTGGGCTGGCTATATTTGCTACTTGACCTCGACGATCACCCTCACCCTCACTAACATGAGAAACAGAGCCAAAATGTAATGTGCCCCCTTCTGTAGCTCCTGTAAGGTTCTTTACCTCAGCTCTGATAGGTAAAAACGGAGTTCTACAATATACAGTTGATATATGATTAGCGTGGCTAGCTACATGTACTAAGCGTTTACGTCCATCAATTACAAAATAATATTTAACTTCTCCAGCCCCATACCACTCGTATTCAATATAAGGTAGTTGTTGTTTGGTGAGGTCTAGTATAATTCCGCTTCGTCCTGAACCATCTAACTTATCTTCATTCCATAAACTTCTTGGAACGCTATTATCTACAACGCTGCCTGTTGTATTGCTTCTAACTACACAATACATTTCATTACCGTTTACTTCAATAAAAGCTCCATTGTTTTCATCAAAAAGTCCCCAACGATACCTAATACCGGGGGTTAGATTGCTTAGTCTGTAAGCTCCGCTTAGACCACTTGAACGACCTGGAACATAACTCATTACACGTCTAGTTTGAAATATAGACTCTGAATTTAAAGTGCTAGATACTCCTAGATCCATACCACCTAATGTGGCATTGTAAGTTGTGGTTCCACCGCTAGACCTTGACGAATCCCATTCGCCTGTTTGACCAAACTGAAAACTAGTAAAGTAGGTTGTGTGTACAGATGATACTTTAAGTCTATCTTTTGTAGTAAAAGTTTCTGAATTAATTTTTGATTCTATTGAGGCAGAGCGTAGATTTGCTATGTGTGTTGGCATTTTAACCTCCGTTGTTAAATGCGTTGTAGTTTGCGTACTCTAGGAATTGAGGATCGTTTACTAGCTCTTCTGGATTTACTTGGTTTAAGTCCATACTAATAAATGTAAAATCTTCTCCCATCAACCCTCTAGGAAGAAATTTAGCTGGGGACCAAACGGTGTTTCTAAATACTACTCGATCTCTTAAAAATCTATCTGGATCATTACTAAAGTAATCATCATCGGTTGTGGTGTTACCAAAATATGAGTTTCTTTTCTTAGATACGTCACCTCGAATAACATCTATGTTAAAGGTAAGGCGTAGCTGATCTACGACGTATAGACCCCGGTCATTGCGCATCATTGTGCCTTGATCGAGTTTGGCAGAGATAACGGGAAGGGTACTTTCTTTCTTCCACCTACGGCCTACGCTAGAAGAGCCCACATCATAGATAGGGTCTACTTGGCTAGCTACTGGATCCCAAGCCCACCAATCTACGGTCATACCCACGGTACGTACCATGTCTTTGGTTACGCCTAACTTAATAGACTCTTTTTCAGAAGAGACGCTAAAACGTCCCTGTACTTGGTCTCCACGCATTCCTACATTTTAAGGCTGAATGAAGAAAAAGAAAGCGTTAGCCACTACGTTATTAAAGGGATCTGGAAACTCGGAACGTAGCATTTCTTGATCTGCGCTAAAGAATAGGCCCTCATTTTCCGACAATTCAAATGTCTGACCACCCACAGAGACTTCCCAACCCAACTGTTGATAAGCAACTAGACTCACTACGTAATCCGCATCCTCGGTAAAACTCTTAGAAGTTTGTGTTGGTTGAGGTCCAGCATGGATATCTAGGCATTGCCAGTTAGGAATAATGGACTCGTTCATAAACATCTTTCGAGCCACAGGTAACATCTTCTCATGTAGCATCCGAAGCTCTGGAGTATCCTTTAGCTGCAGCACTCCGTAACCAGACTCATGAATAGGTCTAGCTTTTTTTAAAGCTTCATGGTGTTCTAGAGCGTATTTTTGTAGGTACTCAAAGTCCCTCTCAGATAATAAATCTTGTATAACCTTATTCACTCTCCGGCCCCTTAACCTCTTCTACCGCAGCCCACTTGCCAATAGGGCATTCAGCAGGTGCAAGCTTAACTTTAAGATGCATAAAACACCCACACTTTTTACATTGTTGGGTAAGTTTAGTTAAGTGGGCACACCCATTACAGATTTCAAGACGCTTTTTAGCCACCGCATCTGTTGTTCTAGGAACGTTTTTATCTAGAAGATCCCAAGGACGAGTATCACCCAAGTTCTTCTTGTATTTTTGCCATAACGACAAATTATCCTCAGACATATTATTCTCCTATATTTCTGACCATCTAGATGGGTCTTGATTTTTAAGCATAGATTTTGGGGCTATGTTGAAGCCTAGCATAAATGTATTTTTATGACTATAACTAATCTTCTTTCCTGCCTCCCAAAGGTATAGGTCTCCGGGTGCTAGTAGATTTGGTATATCCGCTACCGTCATAAAACTGCCCGCCTCAGCCTGTAGAACGTACGCGCCAGAAAAACACGGGATCCTGACTCCACCAGTGTCGTACCAAACATCTGTTCGTACTCCGCTTATTAACTCTGATGATAGATAGAAAGTTGAGTGGGAGCGACTCAACTCGTAGTAGCTGCAGGAATCGTCTAGTAGCTTTTTTATCTCTCTATGAGCATTGTTAAGGGCTTGCTCTTTGACAATAGGTACATTTGAGGAAAATACTTTTACCGGCTTAGTTAATACTTTAAGTAGTTCTTGTTCTTTACTCATTAAAGCCGCCTATTCTTTGACCAAACCATATCAAAGGAAAAGCGGGATCTCTAGGGGGTTCCATTTCATCGTGGTCTATACGTCCCCCACGTAATACTGGGGTTGCAAAGCTTTGCCCATATATCTTTCTAGCCTTACTGTAGATCTTATCTGTCCACTTACTTCGATCAAATGGGGCTTCTAGGTCTATGTTAAATTGAGTAGCAAAGAAGGTTTTAAAGAACACGCCAAAAGCCACCCAATACCCATTACGTCTATGAACAGGGTTGGTGTATACCCGAAGAGCCTGGTAGTTAGTGTCGACACACATATACATATCCGGGTAGTCATACGGAAGGTATTTGTCTAGTATTACCGTTCCTGTAGGATTTTTATTATTCTTATATATTGAGACAATATATGTATAGGTGTTGTGCTCAGGCTCAACACAAACATGTACCCAGAACCCATTTAACTTCTCTGGGAAGTCAAAGTTTAGAATTTGTGCGCCGTTTGAGTTCATGGTTAGTCAACCGTATTTGAGTCGTGGGTCAACATCCTTTCGGTAAAGAATATATCATAAGGCTCGCAGTCAATAGAGACCACTTCGTGGTTTACGTCTACCTTCTTTAATACACCTATGCTAAGCCAATTGTGATGAATATTTGACCAAATAAGGTCAGTACGTTCAAGTTCAATAGCCTTTACAAACTTGGTTACATCATTACGGTTAACTAAGATGTAGTGACTGTCTGAAAATATGTCTGAATCAACGATAACTGCCCATTTAGAAATGCGATTACGAAGGCTAACAATTTCAGTTTCCACAAGATTAATGTGTGGGTTTTGAGCCGTCCATTCAATAAGGTCCATATTTGTAGATAACAAATTATCGTATGGGAATGACTCAATATCGGCAGAAAGAAGTTTATCCCCAACTTTTAGATCAAAAGCAGGTACTAACCCATCACGTGTTCGCACTAAAGTATTAATATTAATACTCTTACCTGTTCCAAAAAAGATAGGATCTAGAGGCGGGAATACGATAGGTTCTGTAGTAACAGGTTGCCCGGTAGTATTATCTACTAACTCTAATACTGATCCACCATCAGTTGTTTCATTAGTTACCCACGTAGTGTTACCGTCTCCAGGACTAGTAACAGTCGTTCCTGGAACAATAGTGTATGTAGGGCCTGTAGGGTTAGAAACTGTTCCTTCATTTGGAGTTGTACCACCGACTTGTCCAGTACAAGCGCCATAAATGTCTGGGCAACCTACAGGAGTAATACAGTAAGTTCGTGTACCGCCATTTCCGCATGGTTCAGTTCCTGATCCATAGAAACAATCAGAACAATTTGGACCACCACCAGTTGCTGTGCAAGGCCCACAAGGGGACTCAATATTAGGGCAATCTCCAGGAGTTGTACAAATAGTATAGGTTCCAGCAGACCCACCTGGACAAACACAGTCATATGTGTCTGTCTGAACACAATCGTTACATCCTCCAGCAGCTGCTACGCATGCCCCATAAATATTTTCACAATTCTCTGGAGTTATACACTCACTTTGAGATCCCGGTCTTCCATCGTCTGTAGTACATGGAATTTGAAACGTGGATACACAGGTGCTGCAGTTACCTGTAACTCCGCTACTTGCACCCGGTATATTTGGGCAAGGAATAAATGTATCCCCACCAGTACCGTAAATTACACAGTTTGTTCCTGGAGTACCCGAACCCGTGTAACTTATAAATTGACGGCATGAAGTAGGGTCACTACTAGTAGAGTTAGTAGTGTAGCAAATTTCTGTGTACCTAGTTACTGGCGTGCCAATAATTTCTTGTGGTGGTTGAGGAATACAACGTCTAAAGGTATAGACAGTGTTACAACCTTCAGGGGTTACGCACTTATACCTAACGCCAGTTCCTGAACCACAGGTAGAAGTTGAGTACTCTTCTTCTCCGCTGCCTTCTCCGCAGTAATATCCTCCGCATTTTGGAATTTCTCCAACGCAGTCACCAATTACAGTCTCTTGAGTTGTTTCACACCAACTCTGATAAGTATTAGTAGTTACTAAACGTTGTCCAGTGCTTAGATAACCGCAGCCTTCGTAAGTTGAACTAGTTGACTTTGGAACAGTACAGTTTTCTGCAGTAGAGCATGAAGGAAAAGAAGTAATACCTAACTCTTCGCATACCCACTCGCCCTGTCCAGCAATAACTACCCCTGTAAAATCAGTATCCTTTAGCTCGTTTAAACATTGACCTGTTGTAAAAGGACGTAGGGTGCAATAATATTTTAAATTAGGTTCTAAAGGATTACAACAACTATAAGACACCTTTAACGAAGAATCGCTCATGCGTCGTGTTACACGTTTTGCGTAACCGGAAGTACATCCAGATAGACCCCCCCAAAATTCGCAATCTCCAATTTCTTCAGAGACAACAGAGATAATAGGGTCTGGAGCAGTACAAACTCCTGCGGGAACGGTGTAGGTAATGCATCCTGGATCGGTTTGACAGGTATAGGGGGCGGTTCTAGTTCCTAAAGTAACGCCGTCTGCTAAATAGCAAGGCTCGGTAGTAGCAAGAATAACTCCGTTAGTGCCGTTTAAACAATAGTTTGGACGATAACAGATGGTTTCTGGAATAGCTGGTGGTTGTTGCCCCGGAGCTGTGCAAGTTGCTCTCCATACGCCATTGATTCTTACGTAAGATTGATTTACTGTACGCCAAGTTCCGTTTACTTTTACATAACCGCAAACACCATTAGAAGGAGAGTCAGATGTGACTTCCCTCCAAGTACCGGCAACCTTGACGTATGTTGCCATGTGTTACACGTACTTCAGCCAGACATCTCCGTCAGAACCACCTTGAGGTGTGCCAGTAGACGTAAAGATGTTTCGTACAACTCCAGAACTAGTACTTGCTACAGTAACTGCCCCATTAGTTACGCTTACGGCACCAATAGTTGTAGGTAAAACTGGATCTAAACCACCTTGAGCGTGTTGAGTAGCGTGTAAGGAAGGAGCTGCACCAATAGATGCAGGATCAGCTTGCGCTGTTCCAAAAGACTCCCAAGTATTTGCTAGTTGATTCCATCTCCTTAGTCCCATTAGTTAACTCCATACACTAGTACTGTACCGGCTGTAAAACCACCAGTAGTAATTGTTAATTGAATAGATGAAATAGGTTGAACTTGTAGCCACACACCGGCTCTAAGAACTGGAGTTATAGTATTAGTTACAGTTCTGTACACACCTTGAGCTAGGCAAGTGGTAAAGCCTTGATTATCTTGAGTATCTTCAAAAGTAAACGAAAATTTATTAGTTGTTATTCCGCTTTTTATGGCTGCTAATCTAATAATTTCTGTAGCTGCGACTCCGGACCCGTCTATGTAACTTACCACATCGTTGTTACATCTTACTAGTAGATCCCCATCCGCAGATAAAACTAGACCGCGGATTACTATGTAAAGGTCTTTGTAGTCAGCGTTTACGGATAGGCTAACTGTTCTACCTACAATTGTAGCTAAGTTAAGAGTTTGAAGAAGATTTTTACCAGCATTGTTTTGAGTATCAGAATCAAACCAAACGTCCCCGTCAGCAGCTGAAGATGGTAAAAAAGGCCCAATGTGAATTGTTTTTCCTGGGCGATCATCTGTAAATTTAATTGCGCCAACTTCTTGGCCATTTAATCTAATTGACATTAGTCTGATATCTCCGAACCAAATGCATTAAAGGAAAGGTTGTTAGTTGAAGACAGTACGTATACCGCATCGCCTGTTCTTAAGGTAATTCCTAAAGTATAAGTAACGGTAGATGTTGCTGGAACTGTGGCGTCAAATACTAGGTATTGCTTAGCGCTATCCGCAGCCCCATTTTCACGTACCGAAAGTCTATAAGTAGACGAGCTGCTGCCACGGTTACAAATAGCAATGGTAGACACCACAGTTTGAATGCCTGCGCCTACCGGTCCATAGAGAAGGGTTGCCGTATTACTTACTGGTGATGATTGAGCTAGGATCTTATAGGTTGTTGCCATCTAGGGTCTCCCGTGAATAAAAGGCTAAGTTAGACTGAAGCCTAAGTTCGTCTGGATTTAATTCTACAGCTTTGGTGCCGTAAGTCAGGGCTTTCTCTGAATTTCCTAGATTATGGGCTGCTAGTGCCGCAAAGTCGTAGGGCATATATCCCCAGGCAAACTCTTCACACAGGTACTCTAAAGGCTTTTCTGTTATGGACAGGGCATTTTCAGCCGCAAGAAGACACTCTTCCCAACGTCGCTGCTCATGATAAAACTCGGCAAGCTCTACAAACCCTTCTCGTCTATTAGGTGCTTCTCTAATAGATCGTTTTAACCATTCTTCTCTTTCTCTACTGTCGTCCATTAATTTGGCTAAGTAACGCATAGAAGCCGCTCTTTCTGGAGGCCATTTTGCTCTAGGCAAAGAAAGATGCCGTTCAAATTCCTGTATAGCTCTTTCTTTTTGATTATGAAAAAATAATTCTCTAGCAAAATAAAATGCGTTTCTATCGTCACTAGGATCTTCTAATACAGCCTGTTGTAAAAGGGGCATATATTGAGATCTAGACTTACTGTCATCTGCGTGGTGGTGTATTTCTAAGCCTATCCACCCCTGTATTTCGTTACTTTGATTAGTTACTAAAACCTCGTGTACAGGGTGCTTCCAACGATATCCTTTTCGAGTGTGAATTTTATCCCCGCCATATTGAAGTCCAGGGGTTCCGTCTTCTTTCCAATTCCAAGTGTACTGGTATCTAGGTCTAGTCCAACCCTCTTTATGAGCTTTTTCTAACTCTTGACGCCAGCCTTCAATAAGAACTTCATCCATGTCTAAGGCAATGCAGTAGTCTATGTCTAAAGGCAAAGCAGCTAAAGAAGCGTTACGAGCATCGTCAAATCTCCATGGCTTTACACCAATGTTTATTACGTTTATGCCTAGTTCTTTAGCCAAAGACACGGTTTCATCTGTAGATCCTGTGTCTGCTATTAAAAGGTAATCAGCATCTTTTGCCGACTCGTACCATTTTTTAACAAACTTAAGTTCATTTAAAGCAATTGTATATACTGCTACCTTCATATTATGCTCCGATTTTTTTAGGTATTACTCTGCGGCAGCCGCTTTCCTTTTTAGGTCTTCTAGTGCGTCTAGTATTCTATCCTGTGTTCGTGTGTCTAAAGACTTGATTTCTTCTAAACGAGCAAGTTCTGCTTCTAGAAGTTCTATGCCCTTAGAATAGTCTGCAGGGTTTACTTGTGGTGTTGTTTCATCAGCCATTTATTACTCCTCTGTTGGGTAGACAAGATCGTAGCCAATTACAGCCCCGGTCTCATCCTTTACTTCGAATTTTTCTGCCCCAGTTTCTGGGTCAATTCCTAAACTTTCTTTAGTTACTGTCATGATAGTCGTCCCCAAATTCCTACCGTGCTGGTTGAGTAGCTAGTAGCGCTAGTTGGTAGGTCAGAAGTTGCTGCTACTAACCCAGTCATACGTGGAGCTAGAGTGCTTAGTGGTGCTGGAATATTGTCAAACGCTGTATAAACAGTGCCTACTGTAGCCGCGACAATAACCACTCCCAAAGCATAACGCGTACCAGCAACCAACGTGTAGGTTGAAGGGTATCCTCCGGTTGTATTAAAGGTTCTTGTGTAGACTGTATTAAGCGCACTAAAGATTGTGCTATCTGATGCAGTCCTAGCTACCAAAGTTGCGTTTCCAGACCCATCAATTGTGTATAGACCAAAGCGAACTAAACTTTGTCCAGTTGTTTGTGTTGAGGCTGATGCTACAGATATAGAGGTTACTGCTGTAGTAGTACGTGGTGTAAAGAAAGTAAAATAAGTTGTTGAGCTAGAAGGCGTACCGGTAAAGTTTCCAACACGCGGGGCAACATCTACTACTGTAGAACTTTGATTTGTAGAGCCAATAAGAGAAGTTTCATACGCGTCTGTATCAAAAGAAACTGTAGAAGTTTCTGATGTGTAGACGATAGGTGATGTTCCCGCAATAACTCCTTGAGGACCAGTTGGGCCAGTAGGGCCAGTGGGTCCTGTAGGGCCGGTTGGACCTGTAGGGCCAGTCGGACCAGTAACAGTTGATGGCACGGTAGATACTGGGCCTGTAGGGCCTGTAGGACCTGTTACAGTTGATGCGGCACCAGTAGCGCCGGTAGGGCCGGTAGGTCCAAGAATATTTCCAGTATTAAGCCACTGAGTTCCAGACCATACCCAAAGAGCTCCAGCAATAAGGTAAGCATCTCCAATAGCACCTGTTGGGTAGGCAGCAACTAATTCTGCGTAAGTTGCAAAAGATCCAAGAATGTTAAGTCCAGCACCAATAGCACCTGTAGGTCCGGTTGGCCCCGTAGCTCCAACATCGCCTTCAACCCCCTGTCCTCCAGGTTGACCTTGTGGGCCTTGTGGACCTGTAGGACCTAAAGAAATAGCTGTGTTCCAAACAGTGCCATTCCAAAATGAAGTTGCATTAGTAATAGAGTTAATCCAAATATCACCAATAGAAGGAAAAGGTGGTGGACTAGAGTTATATGTTACGTATTGATTTCCATTATTTTCGTAGGCTCCATTTAAGTAATAAGAAATAGTGCTACTGCTAGACAAAACAGTTACAATATCCCCCGTATTAATAGCAAACCTAAAAGTTTCAAATGATTGTCCAGGTCCAACACTTAAATTTTTAACAATGTAGATTCCTGCTGACGCAAGAGTTGCCCCATTTGGAATTACAGCAATGTCGCAAGTTGCGGCAACTTCACTTTTATTTGAAGCAATAACTGAAACAACGTACCCACGTGTTGCAGTAACAAGGGTTGTTTGAGCATTTGCTAGTGGAGTAGAATTACCTAAACGAACTACTGGCATTATGGAGTCTCCAAAACTTTTACTCTTGCTGCTAGTTGATCTAGTGCATCATCAATTGTAGTTGGAACTGGTTCGTTCCAATTTGCTGAGGTTTCTGGAGAGTACGCAGTCGATGATCCTGGAGCACCTTGAGGTCCTGCAGGTCCTGTTGGACCAGTCGGTCCTCCAGAAGGCCCGGTTGGTCCTGTTGGCCCTACAATAGGCCCAGCGTTTTCCCAACTATTTCCGTCCCAAATGTAAAGGTCTACACCAATTAAATAGCCATCGCCCAAAGTTCCAGTAGGTACAGCTGCATTTAAAGCAGTAAGGTTTGCATAAGAGCCTTTTATAGACAAACCTTGACCTGGAATACCGGTTGCTCCAGCAGGACCTTGGGGTCCTGCAGCTGCAGCCCAACCAGTAGGAGTCTTAAACTCGATATAGTTTAGGTCTGTGTTATATCTCCAATAGCCTGTTTCCGCAGAAGAGGGACGTTCTGCAGTAGTTCCTACAGCAGGATAAATAATATTGTCATTACCCCTAATAATTTTATTAGTAAAGGTAATAGGTACGTTGTTAATGCTGTATTCGTTGTTTTGATCCATACCTTGAATAACAAAAGACGTACCTGCGGTTGTTGAGCGAACCATTACGGTATCTCCCGCGTTTACACCAAATTTAAAAGTTTCAAAAGCTTGTCCTAAGCCTACTTCTAAATTAGCGGTTATATATGCGTATCCACTTGCTTGAGTTACTCCTTGAGGAATAACCCAAATATCTACTTTAGTTGCACTAGTAGTAGCAGATGTTAAGGTGTTTGATGCAATAACTGACACAAGGTACGACGTAGTTACGTTATACAGAACATACGAGTTATTAGCCGCAGGTGTGAAAGCACCAAGTCGAACAATCGCCATGGTCTCCTCCTTACGCCTGTGCTTCAGTCCACGTTAACTTAGCAGATGATTGGGTAGTGCTACCAGTCAAACGAGATACCGCAACTGTTAGGATATCTGGTCCATCTGGGAATACTGAGTCTCCACCAAGAATGGAGTTCGAGAGTTCGAACAAGTCATCGATATTTACGCTAGTTGCTAGATCGGTACCGCTTGCACCACCTGCTGCACGGAAGTTGTAAATCTGAGTTCCACCAGAAACAGTATCGTTACCAGTATGCTGGATAATCTGAGTTAGGGATAGAGAAACAACACCAGTGAAGTTAAGGTTGTTTAG